TCAGCGTTGTCGTTCATAGTGTATTCAATAGGTGCTTGAAGTTGGATTACTTCTGTGTCGTTCATTAAAATAAATGAGTATGTTAATGGGCGAGGATGAAAGTTCAGGTCGCCACGATACACTATGCTTTAGGAGGTTTAAACTGTTTGATAATCTTTAGATGTCCGGGTCTGTTATCATCTAGTACAGTTTGATGCCCTGACTCTTGTAAAGATCTTATGTTATTAGACGCGTCAGCTTTCATTCTCCCTCCAATACCAAGTATTGTTGATCTTATTTTTTCTGGATGATTTCTTAAAGTACCATCCTTACCTTGAAAGCGTTGTAAAAATAGATCTCTTTCTGTAGGGGCACCGTAATTTACATTAGCTTGTGGACCTATCTGTAATTGTTGTTTTATCTTATTCTCTTCAGGAGATAAGACACCTCTTCTTGTACCTTTAATCACTCTACCCATTGGTTTGAAGTTAGGTAGCTGTGGTCCTCCAGATAGTTTCCAGTCTGGATGACCGGGTACATTACCCTCACCATAACTATCATCATTAGCTAAAGGTCCACCAGTTTCTCTAATGTTATTAGCTGCTGCTAATTTTCTAGTTGGTGCAGGTACATAAGGATTCTTTGGATCTTCTTTAGGAGGAGTATAAGGTTGACCGGGAGATCCTCCTGCTCCAGCTATCTTTAATTCGTTTTTAGCTTGTTCTTTCATACTCTTAGCTAGAGCAGCTAGTTCTTGAGCACCTATTTTCAATACATTGTTGTTAGCCATGTTAGAAATTGATATCGGATCGTTCTAATTTATCTTGTATACCTTGACGATAGGCTGGGTCTTCATCGTAGCGTGGATCACCCATAGCCCTAACAACTTCTGCTTGGCTCTTGAATACATCGCCTCCAGAAGACTTAGGTGCTGTGCCAGTGACCATCTTACCATCGAACCCTGACTTGTCTTGATACCTATAAGCTAGTGAACGGACAGCAAAGAAAGCAGCTAGTGGATCTCCTCTTTCCATGACTTGATCAAACATCTCAACTTCTTTAGCATTGAGATTTTGTTGTGCCCATTGTAGCATACTATTGTATTCCTTTTCTCCACCAGCTACATTTTTTAATGTTTCAACATCAGCTTCAGTAAAGTCTTGTTGTTTAGAAACATACTTAGTCTGTGCATCTGATCTCCACTTAAGAAACTGACTAGCTAATTGACCAGTAGTAAGTTTACCTAACTCATCTAAGGTTTCTTTAGTAAACTCTTTACCTGATACAGACTCATCCCATAAGGTATCTAAGATGCTTGTATCAGCTTCTTTAGTTTCTTTCTTTTCTTCTTGTACTTCTTCGGATTCTTGAATCTCAGCTTCGTTAGCTGGTTCATTATCTTCATTGCTTTTCTCTCCAAGCTTCTTTTGAAGTTCGACATAAGCTTGTTCTAATTCTTGAGCATCTTTGTATTTACCAGCAAGTAATTGTTCTTGCTCTTGCTCCATCTTTTCTCCTACTTGTAGAGAATCCTGCTCATCGGCATTTAGATTCTCTACACTAGTAACTTCAGTTGTATTTTCAAATGTTAATGTTTCTGCCATTATGTTTCAGGTGGTGCTTGTTCTGATTCTTGCTCTAGTTGAGCAGCTAATACAGGATTCTTAGAAGGATCATTCATCGGTGAACTAGCCATCGCTGCCTGTTGCTTCTGCTCTTCCATTTGCATTGCTTGCTGTTGAGCTTGTTGTCTTTCTTGTTGAATATCTTGCATACTCTTAACTAGATTTAATACATCTATACCTTGAGCTGCAGCTAATCTCTTAACTACTTCCTCTGGATTAATGTATTGTTGTATAGCTTCTGGTCCCATTGTCTGTGCAATAGTTTGTAAGAACTGACCAAGAGCTTGTACATCTTGTCCTCTACCTAAAGAATTGATACCAGCTACGATAGTAGGTTTAACAATATCTTTTGGTATGCGTGGAATCTCTCCAGTCTTCTGTAGTACATTCAACTTTCTGTTTAGATATGGTACGAGGAATTCAACAGTAAGTAATCCAAATAGACCACCGAGTTGCTGTTCCAACTCTAGCTGTGTCATCTGAACTTCCTGTGCTGTAGTCCTTTCACTATCCCTTACACTTAAGATAAGGAATGCTTCATTTAGTCTTCGCTCTAGCTGACCCATAAGATCGTAAGCTGTACGGAAATCAGCTGTCTTCCCAACTTGTACAACGCCAATATCATCTGGTCGTCCTTGGACGATTGCTCCGTTACCTGCAGCTGCTAGTGTCTGGGGTTTAGTAGTACTTGAAGGTGATACAGTAAAGACAACTTTAGCAGCTGCTGCAGACCCTTCTACGAGTGCCTGAGACAGTGCTTCAAGTGACTTAAGATCTCCTATAAATTGTCCTACTCTACCACGCCCGTAGGGTTCTCCATCTACTGTATTGAATCTGAGGGGTAGCCATGGTGTAGCGTCGATTGGTGCTTTACTAAATGATTCATCTAGTATATTACCATATACTTCTTGATGCCATACGAATCTGTTGTTCTCTCTTGTGACATGTGTGTAGACATCACATTCTTCAGCCTCATGTGGCTCTTCTTCAACAACACTTTCTTCTTCGTAATCTTTAGGTAGATACTTTTCTATTAACTTTTTATTGATGCGTTCTCTTGTGACTATTTCAATCACTTGACCGTTTCCATCTCGTTCTATAACAAATCGATTCAACGGATATAAT